CCGTGAGTCTGGTAAAAATATGGGTATCGATAAGTGGAATCCTGCTGACATCTGGTTGGTTAAGAAATCATTTCTAAATCACGACTTTAAACAATATACATCAATCATTGACCTCAATGAGTTTATCTACGAATCCTATAAGTCAAAAGATATAGTTGGAGTATCCCTCAAAGCCACTAAAAAGAAGGCGTCTGTTAAGATATTCAATGACGGAATCAAACAGGAGTTCAAGTATGAGAGCTTTAAAACCGGTGCATCTTATGTTAAAGCAATGGGCAATGAAATATTCTTTACTGGAGGTAAGATAACCTTTCGATTGTTTGGTAAGCCAGCTGATGTAATTGGTGAGATAAATGGCAAACATGCTGCTGGTGGTAAAGTTGGTGGTGGTCCATTATTCAGAATTATGCGAGAGTTTGATAAAAAGTTTTCGGTTCCTGCATGGAAAGATATAATGAAAATGTATGAGACCAAGCCTGAATTTGTAGTGAGTCATTTATACAAGGATATGCAAAAGCTCGCTCCAACTGAAGCAGCTGATATAACCGAAGACCAATATGCTAAAGCAATCGAAGAAAAAGGTAATAGCGAAACATATGTCATATCTAAATGGCATGCCAATGAAGTAATTCATTCATTTCAACGAATGAAAAAGTCTGTTCGTGATGATTGTATTGCAGCTATTTTAGGATATGCATCGTCCTCAACTGAGATAAGTTCTATCTTTATAAAGGTTAGCTAAACCTTATAAATAGAGATATGGCGAAAGTGACATATAAAGATAAGGTTCAAGCTCAGGCCTTTAGAGCAGGTGTTCAATTAAACACAAAAGATTCTTTAGATTGGTTCCGTAAACAACTACGTGGAATGAAAAGGGTCAATCGGTCTGGTATGTTAAAAGACCCTGACGTTGAATTGGCTCGTCGAATCTTGCCTGGTCGTATGTATATGTATTTCTATGACCCTAAACACAAAAAGACTTTGCCTTATTACGATAGATTTCCTCTTATAATTGCGGTCAAACCTGCTCCTGGTGGTTTCTTCGGATTAAATATGCATTATTTGCCACCAATGCTTAGAGCTCGATTAATGGATGGCTTATTAGATTATAAGACTGGTGACTCTGATTTTGCTACAAAGATACGTGTTACTCTTGGTCGGTTAAAAGGCGCAAGTAAATTAAGATTTTATAAACCCTGCTATAAACAATATTTGAATGGTCATGTGGCATCAAGAATTGTTCAGGTACCTTCATCTGATTGGGACTTTACTTTATTCTTACCATCTGAACAATTTAAGAAAGCTGGAGTATCTAAAGTCTGGTCTGACTCAAGGAAAATGATATGAGTATAATTAATAAAGCATTAAATGCAATAACCCCGACCGGAGTTGATTCTATTAAAGGAGTCTTCAGTAAACGTGGTGGTGTGGCCAGAGCAAATAGATTTGCTATCTTTATGACTCCACCACAACAATCTCTTATCAATTTAGATTTACAAGGAGCCCTTTCCTCTGCATTAAGTGGCGGATTCAATCCTGCTTCATTATTGAATGACCCAAGAGATATGGCGTTACTCTGTGAAAGTTGCTCTCTGCCAGGTCTTGAACTTACAACTCTGGATTATCAAACCATTTCGTTTCCAATCAAACTACCTAATGGTTATAATGCGCCAGATGTAGAATTTAGTTTTCTTTTAACCAATGATATGTATGTAAGAAAGATGTTTGATAATTGGTTAAATCTTATTATGCCAAGAGAAAACTATCTCTTATCATATCGTGAAGAATATGCAACAGATGTTGTGATTCAACAATTGAATGAACAGAATGTTCCTATTTATGGTATGAGATTACAAAATGCGTTTCCAATTTCACAGAGCTCGATTGATTTGAATCAAACATCAGCTGATACTTTACAGAAAATGACTGTAACATTTACTTTTGAAAATATGGTACCTGAAGGCGCGATAGCCTCTGTCGTCTCAGGTATTGGAACAACAATCGGAGGCTTTACAAGAATAATATAGGATGCAATAGATTATGGCACTACCAAAATTAGAAGTACCAAAGTACACAATGACGTTACCATCTTCAGGTGAAGTGATAGAGTATCGTCCATTCCTTGTAAAAGAGGAAAAAAATCTTATGATTGCTCAGGAAACTGGAGAAGGTAATACTGTCTTTAATGCTCTCAAAGATATTGTCAAGGCATGTACATTTGATAAGTTAGACGTAGATAAAGTCGCTACTTATGATATGGAATATGCTTTTATTAAAATTAGGTCAAAGGCAGTCGGTGAGACAGCCGACATACAGATTACTTGCGAAGAAAGTGGAAAGAAAGTTCCAGTAACGATCAATCTTGATGATGTTTACATCAAAAAGGCGGATGACTTCGAGAGTGAAAAGGTTATCAAGATAACTAAAGATGTTGGTATGACTCTACAACCAATTAAAGTCAATCAACTTAATAAAATTGATAACTCAACGGACTTAACTACTACTATCAAGTCATTGATTAAAAATATCTATGATGCTGATAATGTCTACCCAGTAGAAGATTCAACTGATGTGGAATTAGATGAGTTTATCGAGTCTTTACCTCATAAGATATTACAGGAAGTAAATGAATATTTACTTGGTCAACCAAAGTTAGCATTAGACGTAGAATTTACGGGGCCAACTGGTTATAAAAATAAACAAACAATAACGGGATTTCAAGATTTTTTCGCATAAGCCTTTCGCATGATAGTTTAGAGAATCATTATCAATCAAACTTTAACATGATGCAACATCATAAATATAGTTTGAGCGAACTAGATGAAATGTTACCGTGGGAAAGGCAAATTTATATAGCACTACTACAGGAACACGTTGAAAAAGAAAACGAAAGAATAAGAAAGCAAAATGGCAGAGGATAACGAAAAGAAGAATTTAGAGGAGACTAAGCTAACTAACGAAAAGTTAGGTGAGTTAAAGTCTGCTATAGATGAATCTGCCGAAGATGCCGAGTTTGCTCGTCAAGAAGCGGCTGCTAATGCAGCCGATGAGATTGGTAGCTCAGAAGAATCTCAGCAAGAAGATAAGGCAGCCACTAAAGCTAATATCGATGCTGAATCTAAACAAACAAAAATTCTTGAACAAATTGAAAAAAATGGTAAATCTGCATCAAAGGGTGCTGGAGTTGCTGGTAAATTATTTGGTGCACAGATGGCCGGAGCTGGAAAGGCTCTCGGTGGTACTCTTAGCGCAGTCGGATTAGGAATCGGGGCTGCCGGAGCTGGTATTGGGGTTGCTTTATTAGGAGCAGCCACATTTGCTGAAAAGATTGCTAACCTTGATGGTAAGAAAATCAAAGACAACATTGTCGAGATTATGTCCATACCTGAATCTGTTGGTGGTGGTCTTGAGATGTTAAAAGATGGCGGTGCTCTCACTCTTGCTTTAACTGGATTAGGAATTGGATTAGCTGCATTTGCCATTGGTAGTGGAGCTTCAGCCGGAGTGGCAATGTTTACTGACGGAAGTAACTTTGCTACAACTATCAAAGAACAGGTGGTTGAACTCTTATCTATTAAAGATGAACTGGGTGGTAATGTCGCAATGCTAGCAGATGGTGGAGCATTTTATCTTGCAATGCTAGGGATTGGATTAGGATTAGCAATCTTTGGAGCGGGTTCTGCAATTGCTGGAGTGTCTGATGGTCTTAAAACTTTTACAGGAACTGGAAATTTTGCTGAGAATATAAAATCTCAAGTAGTAACTTTGATGTCTATATCTGATGAGCTTGGAGGTGCAGCCTCATTTATTGGTGGAAGTGCTGCTTTTCTTTTAGCAATGACTGGTATCGGATTGGGTTTAGCCGTATTTGGAATCGGTTCAGGTGTTGCTGGATTAACATCGGCTTTAGCAGACTTTACTACAGGTGGGTTTGCTCAATCCATTAAAGATAGTGTAATAACTTTATTATCTATATCTGATGAGCTAGGTGGTGCTGCTAATTTAATTGGAAAGGCTGGTACATTTTATCTTGCAATGTCGGGTATAGGTCTTGGTCTCGCAGTCTTTGGTCTTGGAGCCGGCATTGCTGGTCTAGGAACCGCTATTTCTGATTTCTCAACAGGTGGATTTGCGCAAACAATTGTTGATAATGTAATGACATTATTATCAATAAGTGATAAATTAGGTGGTGCTACAGAATTTATTGGTGATTCTGCCACATTCTTATTGGCTATGACAGGAATCGGCGCAGGACTTGCTGCATTTGGTGCAGGTCAAGGGATTGGGTCATTTATTGAAGGTGTTGGAAAACTCTTTGGTGGTGAAGCTCCAATGGATAAGATACTTAGATTGGCCGATAATGTAGATGGTATTAAAGCAATTAAACCCGCATTAGAAGACGCTGGAGCCGGCCTTGAGAGATTCGCCAATGCTACAAAAACAATGGGGAGTAAGGAATCAAAAGAAGGTATTAAACGATTCCTTGAAATGTTAGCAGACCTAGATAATAAAGGTCGAATAAAAAATTTAGAGCAATTTGTTGATGCAATATCATTAGTACCAGAAGGTTTTTCAATGTCCTTTGGTGGAAGAACCGGCCGAGTCAATATCCAAAACATGAACACAAGGCAAGGCGCTCGAATAGCAGCCATGCAAGAAGACAATTTAAATCAACAAGCAAACAATGCATCACAACCCGTGATAGTTGAAAATGTAGGTGGTGGCCAAGGGAATCAATCTATGGCAGTTACTCAAATTCAAAATACTATCACGCCTGATAGGGACTTAACCATGGCAATGTATGGCATGGGACCAAGACAACTTATATAAAAAAAGGGAGTGGCCAATGAACGACCACTCCCTACCCTATTCAAATGAGTTAAATTAATCTTGCTGAGCAAGTTTAGCAAAATAACTCAATGCATCATCATCTTCCGTATCACCAGTTTGCGCGGGCTGTGCAACTGGAGTTGGTTCTACTGGTGCAGGAGCATCAACTACCGGCTCGGAAGTTTCATTCAATTCCGTAGCCACTTCAGTAGATACACCGGGGACTCCATCTTCACCAAGAACCTCATAGAGCTTGCGCTGAAGTTCCGCATAACTCTTGAAATTAGCCGGGTCAACAAAATCTGTTAAAGATTTTAGTTGGTCATAGACTTCTTCAAGCTTGGTATCATCTCCACCAAGTAGAGGAGTAGGATTATCAAACTCAGACTTATCATAATTACGATAGCCTTCTACTTGACGAATCTTCAACTTAAAGTCTGCTCCACCCCAAAAGTCAAATGGATTGACTGGAGTTTCATCAGCAAACTGTGGTTGCATTACATCCATAACCTTATCAAAGATTTTCTTACCAAACTTGTATAAGAATACCTTACCTTCATTAGCAGGATTACCTTGGTCAGTAATCACCATAATGTTAGATACGTAATGCAAACGACGCTTACGTTGACGAGCTATGTCCTTATCTTCATCACGTCCTGTGTTCCAAAGATAAGAGTTCATATCACTAACCGGGTCTTTCTGACCAATCGATGTTAATGAGTTTTCGATATACCAACGACCTGTTGGGCCTTTGAACCCGTGGTCCCAGTACTTTGCCCAAGGTAAATCTTCACCTTGTGGCGCTGGTAAGAAACGAATAACAGCGTATCCATTTCCAGCCTTATCAACGGTTGGCTTCCATTCACCATCGTTGCCATAAGACTTGTCTTTTGTTGAATCAGCAGCGCTGATTAGTTTATTCATTGCATCTTCTCTAGATGCCTTTAGTGCCGCGAATGACATATTTATTTTTCTCCTATATTGCAGTGTATGTTATTGTTTATTTTGTATATGTTATATATTATCACAATTTAGTATTGGTGTCAATACTTTTATTGCATTTTCTGCCATCTTTGTTGTCGGTTGTATACCGAGGAACTCCAGTAGCATTCTATATTTATACACTCGAGCTGATAATGTTTCATACAATCCGAGTGGGTCTTGAGAAGAATGTAGATTAAGCCATCGCTTTTTCAACATCATCTCAAATAAACATAAAGTCTCTATTTCAATTATATCAGAATGATATAAGTCATATAAAAAAGTATTTCTTGCTTTAAATAAATCCGTAAAACCCCAAGTCTTGTCTTCAGCCTGCTCTGCGATGGTCTTACAATCTTCTGATAATAAGTAACTCATCGACTCAAAGCGACCTTTCCAATCATTATATACGTTGACTTTCATTTCTGTTGGCCAGGTGTTTTCTTTCAAAAAGTTAGAAGTATAGAATCCAATTAAGTCGTTAAGATTGGGATATGTTCGAGCCAACTTTTCGAAAAAGTATCTCTCTTTCTTTATCTCAAAAGAGCTTGGACTAACATTAGTCTTAAAATGATATTTGATTGCATTATAATCTGTATTAAAATGTAATCTTATTGCATTATATATTCTATATGCTTCAAATCCCGTCATTTTTTATCCTATTTTACTATTTGCCATAGGTTTTATTCCAATAGCTTCTTCATATCTAATAATATGCCTTGCTTCTAAATCAGCAGTATTTTGATAACACATTTCTTTACCAGTTGAAAAATCAACCATTTTACCTTCAGCTAATCTAATATATAATCTTGGATTTTTACCTTTATATAACTCATCAAATATTAAAGTCATATACTCATCAGGGTGCTGATGTTTATATCTATTTAATCTACCAATAGCGTCTCTATTACTTTGTCCAAATTTTAAAATTTTGTTTTCAATAGCAAAGAAATAGTTTAATGGTTGATTGCAGTCTAGTTTATTGATTTCCCAAATATATTCTAACTTTTTAGTATTATTTCTCGTAGTAGATTTTTTTATATGTGCGGCTAAAGTATATGGTTCATCAATATAATCTGATGAAGTCCAATATTTTGTGTTATTATAATTATCAGTCATTAATACCTAACGCTTTCATCTTATCCTTATGATGGGTTTGATACATATCCCACCTATCTTTTCTTGAGCCCCAAGGTTCACCACTATCATTTGCGTATGATAAAAAATCGATTGCATAAATTTTATTTGTTTCTTCTTCCACTATAAAGTTAAAAGTACTATAATCAACAAAAGTCCAATCACCTTTTTTCTCTACAACTTCTTTATAAACAATATCGCTAAAACGTTTTACTAAAGTACCGACTGGAACCCCCTTAATAAATTGCTGTTGCAAAGTAACTTCAGTGTCACTATCTCGAGTATACTTAAAAGCTGGTAATAATACTTGACCAAAGTTTTCACTTCTAAGTCGGTCGTAAATTTCTTCTATTCTATTTGCGTCCTCTTTTGTTTTGCACATAGCCTTTTTAGTTATTGTAAAGTTACATTTACAAGAAAAGCCATCTTGGTCTCCATCTGGCCAAGGCCAATAAACATGTGAGTTATATTCCATACTTACCTTAAAATAATGTTGATGTATTTGATTTAACAATGTTTCGTTTGGTTGCTTCGACTTCCAACTTATTTTTAAGTGGTCCTTTCTTAATAAGTTTAGCCACATCTTCTGGTTCTAACTCTTTCTGTTCACATATTTCAATGATTGCTTCGGTATATGTCATACTATCTTTTCTTACTAGAAATTCTACTTTTTCAATAAGCTCAGGAAATGTAAGCTTTGTTTTGATCGTTGGTTTTTGTTTAGCCATTAGTTATCTTTCTCTTGTGTGCATGTGTTGAAACAAAGTCATACACATTATGATATTGCTCGAGCTCCCATTCACTTGGAATATTCGTAACATTATTATACCATTCTAATTCTCTGAGCTCACATACATCACCATGATGTAGGAGCATAAAGTTTCCATATAAATCCCATTCACTAAATGTTGATTTCTGATTTACATCTATCGATTTCAATAAAGCATCAAGGAAAGATGAGTCATGTTTAGACTCAATGCTACTTATAAGTTCTTCCATATACGTTTTATTAAACATCATGTGATGTGATATCATAGAAAATCCACAACTTCTAGAATCATATAACTTATTATATGTTTCTAAGTATGGGCGATGATATTCTTCTACTTTTAAATATTGAAACTTATCTGTATCAAATTCAACTGGTCGAGTAAATATAGTATCTGCATCTAAGCAAAGATATGACTCAGTTAATTCTTCGAGTACTCTATGTGAAAGTAACTTAATGGTTTGTTGGAACAACCACCCGAAACGTCCTGGCCTATTTGTATCTTTAAGTTTATCTTTAATCTTTTCAATATCTGAATGTTCATAATAAGTATTATCTAAAACAAACGTGACATTGGGGTGACCATAACCAGCAACTAAAGCTGGAGTCACTACAAATATTTCATTGTAATTTAAATTTTTCTGTACACCCTCGATAACTAGATTTAAAGTATCAAAGTCTTTGGGGTGACAGGGAATAATAACATCAAATTTATTTTGCATAGATTAATAGTGTGTGTTCATTGATTCGACCATTAGGAACCATAACCTTTGTTTTAGTTGATTCTTTAATTGCGTCAATACCCTTGACCACATCTTTCTTCTTTAATTGCTTAAATAAGTCGTCTTTCATATTCTGACGAACCGTAAAAGTATAACTTTTATCTACATCAAAGTCTTTTATCGAAGCACCTTTGACAGACAATCCATTTCGAGTAAGAGCTTGATACTTAGCTACCTTTTTAGTCTTTACATTATATGTATAGAGATTCATTGCTCCACATATTCGAACCGGTGGTACAGACTTTGCATCATCATTATCAACCAAATACTTTAGGTCTTTAACTTGCTGAATGGCTGGTTTGACTTTCTTAACTCGTACGATTGCTTTCTTATGAGCTTTCTCATATTTGGCTACTTCATCTTTCATCTTCTCAAAAGTTCTAATCCATTTATTAAGTTGAACTTTAGATAAAAAAGAATAAGCTTCTACACATTGGTCACATTCACCAGTCTTTGCATCATACATATCTACCAATAGATTATCTAACCAATCAGTAACAAACTTACAACCTTTTGAAGGTATATTAGCTCCGCTCAAAAGAGATGTAACATGAACTGGTTTTACATTGGCATAATCATCAACCCAATCATCTAGAGCCCAGTCAATGTGACATATTACTTCAGAATAAACTTTTTCTTCTAATCGTTTCATTGGTGGAATTACAACCTTCTTTGGTTCTTTCGACTCTTCTTTAGCCTTTTCCTTATCAAGGTTATGTAAATTGACATATCGTATTATCGATGCTATTTTATTATCAACAAATTCTGTCATTGATTGACCTTTTGTAGTAACAATATCAGGCATTCCCATAATTAACATTCGGGCAATCTTACCTTCTGTAGCCAACGGAACATCTTTTCCGACAGCCCTTACCTTCTTAATATCTTCAGCCTTCCATTTATCATTATATGTGGCCATGTACTCCATAAGCATCTTATGTAAGTCATCACGATCAAGATAATAAGTATAAAAATTTAATGCTCTAAGCATTTTATCATTTACTTGCTCTGCGGTCGCATTTTCTAAATTTGACCAATCTGGTTCTGGCCCTGTATGTTGATCGTCATACGCGTTGACCATTCCGTTCTTATTGAATTTTCTTCCTTTACTCATAATATAATATATCCTATCCTATTTTGTTAAAAATGTCAATCACAAATTATCCCATTTTTTAAGTATCCAGCTACTACTATTTTTTTTATCAGCGCCACCTACACCATATTGAAAAATAATTTCTCTATCAAATAAACCGGGTGCTTGCTCTGGTACATTACTCTGTTTTCTATCTCCGCCATTGGCAAAAATAATTCTATCAAAAGGAAATAACATTATAACATTTTTTATAGCTTCAATTGCGGTATCATCGTTATCATTAAAAAGAATACAATTGTCAACATATTTTATAGATGAAACTATTTCGTATCTTTCTGATAGAGGTAAAAAGTTTTTGCCCTTCTTTCTTTCCAACCAGGAATCTGAGTTAACACCGACGATAAGTTTATCCCCGAGCTTTCGTGCTGCTTTGAGATATGCTAAGTGACCTGAATGTAGTGGGTCAAATCCTCCTGTTACTAATACTATTGTTTCCATTTTTCGTCCCAGTTGTCATCGCCCATCCAGTTATCCCATAATGGCCACACGACCATAACCAAGCCTGCTATAATCAATCCTATACCAATCAAACTATTCATCTGGCAATAGCTTTCTAATCTGTGAAGGTGAGAAACCTTCTTTTTCTAAAATTCCAACAACGTCTGATTTATCGACCCAACCATAAACCATGCCATCACTACTTTTACCTAACTCGGGCACATCGCACCAATTATCATTTTCGTCAAAGTAAGCAACTTCGTAAGAGAAGTATGGCCCGTTGTTATGTTTAGGTGTACAATAGTTGTATTCACTTGCTTGTACTGATAAGAATCCACCACGCTTTGGCAATGGTATTGACGGATTCCGTGGTTTTATGTGTGGTAAGATATGACTCATTTTAAATAAAATCCTATAAAAATTGTTATTGTTAAAAGTAATAAAGTGTTAAGCCAAGATAGGAAAAGTAACACTCCCATCTTTGCATTGTCATGTTGGCCAATAAAAGGTACTCCCATTATTTTAAACTCCCATTATTTAGCATCTTTTGATAATTTCTCTCAAGCTTAGCTCCTTGTTCTTTTCCGAACACAATTGCTAAATCTTCAGCAGACATCTTGATTGCTTTACGATTATAGTTATAATTGGTTTGCGTTAAGAAGTCGACCAAGTCATCAGCCTCTTCTCTTGTTTTTGGTAAATCTATTGTTGCCATTATTCTACCCCCCAAAATTCATCTTGAGCCTTTTGGCCCATGCCAGATATTTCATACTCTCGTTTCGAAACCTCATCACGAAACGGACCTGCATCCTCACCGGTGATAATGCATTTACCAGCTAATATATATGCCCTGCGATTTTTTCCACCATTAATGGAACTTAATACTGATTCTACATCAGCCGATTTTTCTGTTGGTGTATATCCACTTATACTCATAATTTAATCTACCTTTCTCAATTGTTCAAGTTCGTAATCCGCGTTAGCTTGAGCATAACAATCAGAGCTCATTTTTTCCCACTCTTCGGTGGTTTCATCTTGCCAATTTGTCCAACGAGGTCGAATGCCATATGCCGCCTTATGAGCGTCATAATATTCTTCCCAAGCTTTAGCTTGGTCCCACTCGGCAGGAGTCATGCATCGCTCACCTTTGGTGTAATGCTCACAATAGTGAAGAATATCGGCCTCATCATAAGAACAATACCCACGCATCTCTCCTTTAGGAGCCGCTTCTGCCCAAGCTTTAGACTCGGCACAGATGGTGTTAACGTGATTGCGAAGTTCTTCAGTGATGATGATGTTTGCCATAATTTCCTATTCTATTTGTAAAATATATGTTTACCAATCTTGACCGTAACCTTCATGCTTTTTGCCCAGTAAGGGTCATCAATATAATCAGCATGGTAGTGGTCAGCTCCATTGGTATAATTTGTTTCTTTTCCTAAAATGTTTTTGGCAATCTCCCAGCGAGGATGTTTTTTTGCCTTAGTAATATTATCTTGAATATCTTTTCCGTTCCAGCAAGAGAATTGCCACTTCTGTAAACATACTTGAGCAGGAGTCTTTTTTCTCTTTTTTGCCCGATTCATTATTACTTCGTAAACCGCCTCAAGAGCTCCAACCTGATATTCTCCGCCGGCTTCTAAAATAATAGTCGTAATAACAACGTCATTTTCAAACTCAATCTCCTTTGACTGAATCTCACACCCTTCTGCATAATGCGACCAAATGGCGAATAAAACGCCAAGAACCATAACTTTAAAGATGAAATCTAATATTGCCTTTATCATATGTATATTCTCTTATATCGAATAGTAAATGTCAAGAAAAAAATGGGTCTTTTTTAAGATATTTTTAGCGTGACATACTCCCCAAAATGCTCTAAAAACACTTTGATAGCATTATCTATCTCACTATCGGTTGTTTTGCTAATGCATTCTATAATGCCTGTAGCCTTATTTGCTTCGTAATCTAACCAATCAGTATAAATCTTTGTTAGCCTGGTTAGAATATTGATTGCATCATGTGGGTGTTTTGTATCGATTTTTACTGTACATTTTTCAATCATTTAGAAATGTTCCCATTAAATTAAGTTCATCTTGAATATCATCATCAGTCGGTGCAATTGCATCAAACTGAACAATCTCACTATCAGTGAATGTGTCGACTCCCTCGGCCAATCCATCAAGCTCTGCGGCTTTAACCGATTTCAACGGGCGACCCCGTAGGAATTTTGTTGCGTCGAATTTTTTTACCCCTCTTGCCATATTTCTTCTTTCTGTTATAATTTAAATATTGTAAACATATCCGTCAGCTCGAGCCGCATCATAAAGTGAGACACAAATGCAACTCCCGTAATATCCTTTTTTACCTTTATATTTGTGAGCATTGGGATTATTCTTTCCAAGCCTTCCTTGTAACTTAAGTCGCTTTCCAGTACCTTTCATGGCCTTTCGAATTGCTTTGATAGCATCGATATCATCTTTGCTCTTCAAATCAAATGTTCCTACATAACTTGGTGTTCTTTTGTAACTAGTGTCTATAATCATAACCCTACTCCGTTAAATATTTCATTCTGCTCATTCAAATCTTCAGCGATGGTATTGAGCATACCCTCCGCGTCTTTCGTCACCTTGACGTTATTATTCATGCTCATCTTCAGAGCATTTTCTTCGGAAATGTCAACTTCGTATCGAGTCTTTGGATTCCAAAGAACGAACTGACCAACCGCATAATCTAATATATAATCACTTTCCATAATTTAATCCTCAATCTTTCTAAATTCTATTTTAAGGGCTGCATCGATAATGTCAAGATTTTTCGACAATGTTTCTTTCAGAACACTACCATCTGGTGCTGCATGATATTTGTTAAGAGTCTCATGCCACAATTTGTCTAACGGACCTATCTCCGTGACAACTGGTTCTGATTCATTCGGAGCTGCTCCCATTAGTAGTTCACCCCCGTCCAACGAACTGATTTGACCCGTAAGTCCTCGACTGAATCGTCGATAACATTTCCTCGAGCGAAGTTTCGAGCCGGAGCTTTCCAACCCGCAGCCTTCAAGAGGTCACCATATTTAAATTTGTCGTCATTCTTTGTATTGACGATGAATCCCCAAACTGAGCCACCAGTTAGAATCTTGATGTATTTGGAGCCTTCTTTATAACTAAGCTTTGTAGCGAAATCGTGATACATATTTTCAGCAATCACATCTGATTCACCAGGCTGACATTCATAGGCTGATTTGTCTTCTGGTATATTTGAAAACCTTTTGTAGTCTTCCATTGCTAAACATTTAACTAAATCAATCGCATCATGCATCGAGCGACCTGGTTTAACTAAATGGTGGTCGGAGTCAATATTTTCTCCGAGTAGTTTTACTGTTTTGTTACTCATAATCTAACCTTTCTCAATCTTATATTATAATAGTACTCGAGTATTTCTCAAATGTCAAGAGGAAAAATGCTAGAAAATGCATTTTTTTTGCCTTTTTTTCTGTGACAATCTGTCTCACGTAACTAACCATTATCTATATAGTACGATATCGATATGGTAAAGTCAAGAGAAAAAATGCACAAAATGCTTCTTTTTTTCGGCTATTGAATATGTATAAATAGAGGAAAGAATGGATAAATTATGCCAATAAAGACTGTACAAAATTCTGGTTTGACTGCTACTTCAATTATGAATAGCTCAACACATGGTGTGAATACAGACCCCCTAACACATCAACAATTAGATGAAAATTTCAATTCGATATGGCCTGTTGGGTCAGTTTACATAAATGTGGCCAGTGATGCAAATCCAAGAGATTTGATTGGATTTGGAGTTTGGGTCAGTCTTGGTAAGCAAACTATTTTGGTCGGAAAAAATTCAAACCTTGCTCACACTGCTGGTGTAGATACAACAAATCAGGGGTTATCCTCAAAGATATCATCAGTAAGTGTTTTTAGCGATCTTAATAATCGAAAGTGTGATTTAATAATAACGACTACAGCCGCTCACAAATTCTCAAAAGGGCAAAGAGTTACTTTAAGTGGTATTACAGGAGCTACAGGTTCAGTAGACCCTAATAGAGAACGAGAAATCACTAGCATAGATAGTTCGACAAAATTTAGAGTTGATTATAGGTCGCCTGCTCCTGCAGGTTCTGGCACCACTATATTTTCGCAAGGATTGGATGAGCCTTTAGGTGCTAGTAATGCATCAGCTACTTTATTTGGAACTAGATATGATGAAGGTGAAAGGTCTGGTGCTGAAGAAATTCCATTCGTTGGTACAGGCGGTAAAGCAGGACAAAAAATGTCTGTTGGTGAATTTCCTACTCATAATCACACAGTTAATTGGTCATTTGTTAATACTATTAGTGTGAATCGGGCTTCTGGTCGTGGTGGTAGTCATGCTTCTCGCATTGGTTCTGGTAATGGAATATTCAGAGACCCGCAATGGGGTTTTGTTGATATGACAAACCGAGGCAGATATGGTGGAGAGGCTACAACAAATGATGTAGGTTTGGCTTTGAGAGGAAATGGAGAAACATATACTGTGAATGGAAATCCATATCAATATTATACTGCAAGAGAAGCTCATTCTAATTTAATGCCATTCATAGGCGCTTATTTCTGGGTAAGAATAGCCGACCCAGTGGAGGAATAATAATTATGCCATTTACTTCTAGAGTTACAAAAAATGCAGCTTTAACACAAGCCGAACTTGATAATAACTTTTTATGTCATTATCCTGTTGGGTCACTTTACATGAATGCTTTAAATGATAATAGCCCCGGTAATATTATTGGATATGGGGAGTGGTCATTATTTGCTCAAGGATATACTCTACTTTCGGCAAACTCACCAAGATTACATGGTGAAACTGGATTTAACGATACACCTAGACAATATGCAGAAAGTTTACCTAGAACTGCAGCATCAGGCAAATTGATAGGTTCAATAGAAAATGGAGCAAATCAAACTGATGGGTATTATTCACCAGGTTTTGCTGGAGGTGAACCAACTGTAAAAGTAACTGAATATCCAAAGCACAATCATTATCTTCAAGATACTATGGGTGATAATTATGTAGGTGATGGCTCAGCTGACTTAAATACTTTTGTATATGGTCGATATAGAGGAAAAACCGACTATAATGGATTTTATGCAGGAGCTCATAATCGGAGTCGGGGTAACAATCCAATGAGAGCCGCAAGAATTGGCGGAGGAACCCTAACATTTCAAAATGCTACACAAGCTTCATTAGGTCACAATAATATTCAAAAATATATAACCGTAAACATTTGGAAAAGAGATTCGTAATATGCCAGTAAAATTATTTGATAGCCCAGGATATAAAGTTTTCCCTGATGCAGAAAGCATTAATGATGTATATAGTAACTTAAAAAGACAGGGATATGACTTTACCGCAACCAGTGACCTTAATAAGCAAGCAAGAGAAGAACAAGAAGGTGGAGCTTCAATTCATCGTCCTTTAACTTATGCAGATTTTGATACAAATTTTGTAGATGCTTATCCTATTGGTTCGGTTTATATGAATGCCACTGACCCAAGAAATCCTGCAATATTATTGGGGTTTGGTACATGGGAAAGATTGCCGGCTGGACACAATTTGTTAAATGTTGCTAGCTCGACGTTAGATGCTACAAATCTTCATCGCAAAATTATAAAGGCAAAAGTAGTTCAAGTATATGGACAAGGAATTGTTGAATTAACTCTTAAGCCACTATTAACTGATGAAGTTAGGTCAAATTTAAGAGTTATGAATTTTAATGCTAACAATTTTAGATATGATGAATTATTTGTTGGAATGAAAATAAAAGTTGCTGGCATAACTCACCTTACTGGTGGAACTGGACCTTTACCAAATGGAGTGTATACAATATCTTCTACATATAATACTGAATTTGGTCAGATAAGCGATGCTGGTAGCGGGTATGATATTGAAGAAAAAACTCACGACCAAAATGTAATAAGGTTTGAGTTTGATACAGAATTTACAGGAAACTTTGGAGTTCTTGGACCATCAGACGGACAAGAAGATAATGCTTATTATACAATTTTAAATGATAATCTTTATGCAGCAAATACTACTCATAGTATAAGCAACTCAGATAGTTTTGGAAATTCTGATTTATTTGATGTTGATTTGGATATTCAACATTTTCCACCACACAGACATAATCCACCTCAAGCAGGCGGAGCAAATGTTCGAACAATTAGAGAATTTACCGGCTCAACTGGTAAATATCATAAGTACGATGACGGAGGATATGCTGATGATGCAGACTATGATTGGCACATTGTACAATATGGTAGCCTTAAAATTCCATCAAGTACTAGCACTGCGGGTACTAGATATGGTGGAACCACAATCAGCTCTGCAGGAACCAAAAGAACAATTCAACATGAGAATCGGCAACCTTTTCTAGCTGTTCATATGTGGAAAAGAATAGCATGATATGGATGGTACATTTGTTATTTTAAATAATGGAGTTCTTGAAACATATAATAAATTTGAAAACATTCCTCAATCATTTGATGATGTAATTAAGTTTGAACCAAAGGCTCCACCTCCACCGCATACAAAGGAAGAGCATAAAGAAATGGAGACTTATAGTTCTAAATTAGATGAATTAATGAAAAGGTGTGAAAATGGCAATTAGTTTATCAAGTAACACATTAAAGAATGTAATCAGAAATGCTACTTTTAGTGAAACTATAAACATTCTAACTGATGGTGAAACAATACATTCTGTTATTGTATTTCCAGTCCCTATAAATATTACAGAAATAATAGCAGAAGATGGGAATATAGTTACTACTGAAAGTTTAAATAATATTGTGACAGAAAGTAGCTTTACTACTTTAACTACAGGGGTTACTATTTCTTCGACTAATTCAACAATAACATTTTCTGGTAGTTATGAAAATGCTTATGATAAGGATATAATCCAATCGATACCCGTAGGCCAAAGTGATAAAACTATAAAACCTACGATATCAAAAACCTTTGAGTTAGTACCTACAGGTCATACGATATTTAGTGCAATCCAAGATGACCGACCACTAAGAACTGCCGCATATCAAGTAAATATTGAATATGGTCCGTATAAAAGTACTTTTAGTACTACTATAACACAGGTAGTTGAGACAGATGTTGACATATTTCAAACTAAACTAAAAGAATTATATCCATAAATAGAATTATGAGTAATTTAAAAATATCAGAAATGTTATCGGCTGACTCACCATTATCTGGTTTAGAAATAATTCCTGTAGTACAAAATGGTAATAATGTTTCAGTGTCAGTAAATGAAATTCGGGGTGTAGGTGGAGAATCTAGTACATCTGTACAAGCTGCTTTAGATTTAAAAGCCGATTTGAATAGTCCAACTTTTACAGGTAATCCTCAATCAAATGCTGCACCAATAAGTGGAGACCACTTAACAAATAAAACTTATGTAGATTCAAAAGAAATATTAATTCCTCAATATGTTGCAATTTCTAGCAACTCAACGTTAAGCGTAGACAAAACGAGTACTTCTTCAACAACTCATACATATCCAATTGCTGACTTTGTTGGCACAAGTTATGATTCTACAAAGGTAATAGGTTTTTATATTAAGTGCACGGCCACAGCACAACGCTTTAGTGTTTTTTCTAGTACAGCAAATATTAAAGCAACATTTCCTGATGGAACCGACCATAGTATTTTCATGTATGAAGCTCAAACACCGGAAGACGACAAAAGTAAAATTAGAAGCACTGTTTTTGTTCCTGTAGCACTAGGACAAACAAATTTAGTTATTAAACCAACACTTACTGGTCAATCACAAGAAGTCAGAAGTATAATTATAGGATGCTCACAATTAGTAGCAATGTAATATGCCAGCAGTAACAAGAATAGGAGACGGAGACATTAGCCATTGCTCAGGAATGGTTCGGGCAGAGGGAAGTGGTAATGTGTTTGCAAACGGAAGACCAATATCAAGAGAAACCGATGTTAACACCGTTCATAAACTTCCCGGTGCTCCTTGTCCACCTCATGCTGCTCCTATAACATCTGGCTCTTCTACTGTATTTGTAAATGGATTGGGGTGTGGAAGAATCGGAGATGGTATTACAGGTTGTACTAAAGTATCAGGCGGCTCAGAGAATGTTTTTGCTGGTGGTTAAATGTATAAATAGGAATAGAAAGACTTAATTATGTTTGGATTAGTTACAATGTTATTATCGACCCTTGGTGCCACCGGCATGGGCTCTTTATTGAAAATTCTCGGTGGATTAATACAGAGTATAAGCGATGGAAATGAAGCAAAACAAAAACGAGAAATGGCAAGAGACCTTGCAATGTCTAACTCCGACATTAAATTCCAACAAGCTGTATTTGGTAATAACTCTGACCCAGAGTCTAACCTTTTTACTCGTGCTACTCGTCGTCTTATCGCTCTTATCGGGATGCTCAACTTCGCGACCATATCAATTCTCTGCACCCTCTACCCTGGAGTTGAACTCGTTACATTTACCCCACCAGAAAATAAAGAAGCAATCTCAATCTTGTGGGGACTCGTCAAAATGCCAAGTGGAGCAGACGTCACAACCTCAATCACAACAGGGCATATTTCTTTGGTCTCAATCGCCACTTTGGGAGCGATCATCGGGTTCTATTTCACGCCAGGCGGCAAAAGGTAAATAATTATGGCTTTTAGAGATATACCAGGTAATCCAAATTGGGAATATGATAATTCCCCACCTAATCCAGGTGGAGCATTAGGTGTTCTTTACGCGACTGGAACTAATGGAATTCGAACCAGTGTTCGCGGTGAGGAAATCTATATGAATTGCCGTCATAAGACTTTACGTCCAACGCAAGAATCTGTTCCTAATGAAATTAATAAAACACATTGGGATAACTTTATTGATTTTACATTTTTATTGAATACTTGTGTTTTATTTAATGAGGATGCTTTAGGAAGAAAAATACCATTATTCAAGCCCAAATCTGAGGAAGTCACTCTTTATGGTGCAGATGAAAATAAATCTTATGTAAGGAATCTTGATGGACAACTAGTAGAGCTTCAAAATTGGCCTACCGTTGATGGTTTCAAAAAAGCTATAGTAGATAGTAGTGGTGAGGATATCGGAGATTTCTCATTTAGAGGACAAGCCATCACCACCGGTCCTCAAAGGATTCAATTGCGCACAGGAATGGTGCCGCCTGGAGTTACTTCCAGCGATCAGTGGTCGAGCACCATTGGAGAAACTGCACCAATAAGATATGGGTCAGACTTTAAAGTTCTTTTTATACAAACGAGGAACGGGACTATTGTTAGGCATAACAATGAAAGCTCTGGACTTGGAACTTATAGTTTAATTAATCTTTTTAATAATAATCATTCAGTGCCAGCGGATGATGGTTATTATGTTTTTATATTCTCTTTCGGAGGTATACAAGTATACGGAGGCAGTTTTTTTGCCGACGATACTAGATATAATCTTTTTTATGCCAAAGTGCACTAAAATTTATGCCAAAGTGGTATAAATAATTATTTGTTCTTTAAAATTTAAATTGCCCGTACTGGATGAATTCAGTGAAACTCTCTTTGAGACAATACTGAGCCAAGCCGCAGAGGGTTTAAGTTCTGCGGAAGGTGCAACGACTAGGTAGTGAGTCCCAACAATAATCTACCCAAGAGCGTCCAGCATTCGAAAGAATGAAGATATAGTCTGAACTATATGGTGACATATAGAAGTATTAATTAAAAAAAATACGATAACAAAGTTGGGGGCCCTTACGGTCCCAGGGTAAATGACTGGCGATATTCTAAACTTCATTCAATCCGTAGGAGTTCCTATTACTGTTGCTTTAGCTACAGGTGGATTTCTATTTCTTATTTTAAAATTTATTTTAGCTCAAGTTACAGATTCAATAAAAGGGCTATCAAAGTCATTGTTATCTTTAGAAAATAAATGTGATGTAATGAATAATGATATCGTAAAAATCGATTGTTTATTTTCATCATTTTTTCATGTAGAACCAAATCTTAACCGAGTAGCTGCAAGCGAAGGTAAAGAAGATTGTAGAGACGATTAATATGAGCGGAAGAGATTTTACATTTTGGGCAGATACGATTCAAACATTTGGATTTCCCGTTATTGCACTACTTTTGACGGGTTACTTTATTTGGTACATTTGGAAGTGGGTAACGAAAGAAGTTAGACCAGCATTAAGTGAAGCTAGTAAATCATTAGGAATTTTAAAGAGACAAATTCAGGCTCTTGATAACGACATGATTCGTTTAAACATGAAGCTAAAGATTTTAATTCAAGAAAGAAACGTATCAGATAAACATAAAACATGTTTAGATGATAAATAGATTTGAATACGTTGGTCGCGCAAGCGATGGAAGTAATCTATTTTGTCAACATGGTTTTATTCTTAAACCATGGGATAGATGAAGCAACGCACCGTAAAAAAAGGAAAATAACGATGGCTACTCTACAATATAGAGGAGCGGAAGTTACTTCTGAAAAAGCGGTGGTCAAACCAAAGACAAAAACCGCTATTTACAGAGGAGTGACTTACGATCCTTCTGAGATTAAAAAGGCGGTCCCTACTATTAAACGCGGCATGTACCGTGGTAGTGCTTGGGAAGCGTAATCAAAAAAAATCCCCACCCCAATATTATTGAGGTGGGGACTAGATTAAATAAAGTAATTAGAAATCAAAACTAATACCGAAATCAGTAGTAGCTTCAAAATTTTCACCATATAAATCATTCTGTAAGTAATTCACTTTTACAAACAACGCATCGATGTTTACTTTTGCGTAAGCTAGAATATAATCATGGTTGACATCATATTCAAATGTCTTACCGACACTACCTCCTAAAGAAACTTCAAATGCACCATTATTAAGAACCGATACTTCAGTTCCTAAATCAATTGTGTATTGAGTATCTTCATCAATAGCTACATCGAGAATTGTATCAACATTAAATATCGATAGACCATAAGTTGCTCCGACTTCGAAAACATTATCGTCATCTACGGAACTTAATAGTCCATACACTCCAATATCACCAAGAGGTGTAGAGAGACCGGTTTCTAATGTTGTATAGATTTGTTCATCTTCAGCATCAACGTATTCTACGCTACCACCGAAAACACCGACTTCACCGGAAAGAATAGCATAGTTGCCTTCTCCAGTATAAAGTCCACCATCAATACGATTTTCATATTGACCTACTTCGAGAGTTCCTGCTTCTGCCTTTGGACAAAAGATGAAATATGCTACAATAATTGCAGCACTAATAAGGAACCACTTATTTTTTAATATTTTCATATAGTTACTTTTTCTTTGTTGTTGTTTTCCGAGTACTCGGCTTTCGCTTTGTCTTCGGCTTACTTTTAGCTTTGAGTTCTTTCAACTCAGCTTCTGCCTTGTCAGCCAATTCTTTGGCTTCATTAACTAAGACATTTAGTTTTTTAATATTATTACGAGCTACTAGTGCACCTACAATAGCACCCACAATAAATGTTACAATAATTGTAATCATAATATACTTTCTTTGTTATTCTGAATAGATTCCTTGAAGATGGTCTTCAAAGGCTTCAATCTTACTCATACGTTTTGGCCAATATATGTACTCCTTTTCAGGGTTGGCCTTTAGGTTATTAAGCAAAGGCTGAATTGCGTTATATAGCTTATCAACTTTTCCTTGTAATTTTGCAGTGGAAGAATCCGCTGCAGACAATTTACTTTCAGCTTCTGACTTTAACTTTTCTGCCTCTTGATAAGCATTAAGTTCTTTCTCATCAACTGCAGTAAATCCAAAATCGAATAAATCTTCTGTACCCATAATAGTATACCTTTCAATCGTTATTTATATATTTCTAAAATTTAGCTTAAAGAAAGACGATATATCTGCACTATAACAATGATTATGAAATTCTTTAAATCGATTACCAAATATTTCTGTCAAATTATTTTTTAGTTCATTGTGTTCTTCTTCTGATACATCTTTTAGTTTATGACCATGAAACTCAATAGCAATTACATCAATATAATCTTTAGGAGAATCTTTTAAAATTGGCGGAAGAATATCATATTCAGCTCCTTCGCAATCCATATGTACATAAACAAAATCATCTTTAAATTGTTTAATCCACTTAGGAAAATCAAAACAGGAAACCATTTCTGTTTCACCAGTTACCTGAGTTTCTTTATCAGACCGAAGTGACCCGCTCTGTGAACCATAATGTGTATTTGGCTTTCCTTTATAAAATGTAGTAGTACCATCTTTAGTACTTGCGGCCTTTTCAATTATTTCACAACTAGAAAGTTTTTTAGTCCTTTCCTTAATTGTACTGATTAATTTAGAACTTGGTTCAATTATATAATGTTTAAAACCAGGGTTGATTCTACTAAATTGAACAGACTCTTTACCGGTATGAGCACCTACTAAAATAAATATTTTTCTTTTCACTAATCTGTAAATTCTTGTACATTTGGATAATGTCGATGTGGATGCGCTTCCATTTCTCTTTGTCTAAACTCATCAACCGTCATTGGTCTTTTCTTTTTTATTGTGACTGTCTTTGCCTTTTGTCTAGATAGAACTATTACATTAGCTAAAACATTTGCTAAGACTGCAACATAGATTCCTGCATTGATATCAAATAGTGCAGCTATAAATGACAATATTGCAAGGGTTAATATAATATAATGTTTTTTCATTTGCTATTATTTATACTTGTTTTAAAACACTTCTATTACCACTTCTATTAAAAAATTTCTTATTATATGAGAATGATTCTGGCGACATTGTTTCTATGTATCCCCCAGTCTTATGCTCATAAACCATTCTGCCTTTTACTCTTTGAACATTAATTATTTTAGCACAGGCAAGACAATTTGGTAATCCCAATTCTACTCTTCCCTGCTCTATATATCCACCACAACATTTACATTTTTTCATATAATATATATTACACCATTTCTTTGACAATGTCAATAGTATTTTTCTTTTCTCTTATAGCCCTTGTAAGAATCTTTTTTCCTATCTCACCAGTCCAGTGAACTATTCTTGTATCTCGTCCAGCCATTCTTTGCCATTTTGTATGTTTAAAGAATGACATTCTTAACCAATTATATTTTTCAGGTATAAAGTCTGTCATAACACTGGGGTCATCTTTAACTAAATCATATAGTAATTCTTGGTCTCCTCTAGCGTATTGACCTTCTGGCTTAATGCATTTTTTCTCCCAGTTTTGTAGAACTTCAGGGTCACCTTTTACTCCTACAACACCAGTTTGCCACTTACATCCCCAAGAATGATATCTATCAATACCACATGAAAGTTTATTTTCTTCGATAAAATTAAATATGTTTGATATGCTTCCCTTTATTTCACAATCAATATCAATCCAAACTTTTAAGATTCCATTTGCTTCACGAAGTGCAGTTGGTTTATAGAACCACCCATCACATTTTGTTACAGGTACTTGAAGAGAAATGCCTTTTTTATGACACCAGTCTTTAGCAACTTCACTTAAGCCAAAATCAAAAACGATCAATGGAATGTTTTCTGAATTATGTTCATTAAACTTTTTAAACCACCAAGGAAGTAACCATTCAATATTTTGTGATACTCCCGTAATAAATAATTTTTCATTCATGTTTTATATTCCTGTTGTTTATAATATTGTTTTTATATAATCTTCTAAATTTCTTTTTGGAGTCCACCCTAATTTATCAAATGCATTTTTATCAGTGCAAAGAGTAAATGGGTACTCACCTGGTCTTGGTGGTATATATTCTTTTGGATAGTCACCCCACATTTTAGCCAACTCATTAATAGAATGATTCAGACCGCGTCCTAATTCAAAAAACTCAGCTCTAAAATTCTTTCCAATACAACGATAAAGTGCATCTACAATATCATCAATGTGAGTAAAGTCTCTTCGTTGTTCGCCATCACCTGTAATTTGTAATGGTAAACCATTTTCATATTGATTAATGAAGATACCTATTACAGTTGCATAAGTTCCTGTTTTTAATTGATGAGGGCCATACACATTATAGAATCGACAAATGGTAGTATTCAAGTCATATACCGAACTATATACTTTACATAATTCTTCTCCACCAAACTTTGACCACGCATAAGGGCTACCATATAATCCGTGATGCATTGAGCTTGAACCAGAATAAATTACTTGAGTGTTATTTTCTCTAGCATATTCTAAAATATTTAAAGTTCCTATAAAATTATTATCAATTGTCTTTTTTGGATTTTTAAGAGAAGGTTGTATTCTAGCAAGAGCTGCTAAATGATATATCACATCAAAATTTTGATATGGCCCATCAGTTAATTTTCTTTTAATAGTATCGCTATCTGATATGTCTCCATAAAGATATACACACCCATTAACATGATTAGTTTCATATCCAGTTGAATAATTATCGATTGAAACTACCTCATGCTTTTCTTTTAAGAGCCTTTTAATTAAATTTGTACCAACAAATCCGGCACCTCCTGTTACTAATATTTTCATACTATATCTATACCTTTTTTATAATTATGTTTTGCGATGCATCCAATGTCATGTTGTATTGTAGATACTTTATCATCTGCCATTATTGGCCATGGATAATATTCACAGATAAATGGAAAGTCATGTTTATTTAAAAATAAATCAGTAGGACCAGGTTTTTCTGAAGCATGATGTAATAACTTTCTTGCTCCTCTAGGAGAAACCACATACGCATGAGCACCTGGCATATATCCACCTACCTTTGAAAACATTTTATACACACCTGGTTTCTTAGCTTCACGATATTGACCATAAGAAGGTTTGCCAAATGAAATAACACCATCAAATCCAACATTTAGTGGAATCTTATCTATAAAAATTGCATCATGCTCTAATATAAGAATCTGTTTATTTTCTTTAAATGCTTTCATCCATAAAGAACGATGAGACAAGAAACCACACATACATGGTTCTAATCTCGAAAACCTTGCATCAATTTTAAATTCACTAACAGGCAAGCCCTCTTCTTCAAAAATTTTATGAGGGTTATCATCAGGGCAATAAGCAGGATGTTTTTTAATTGTGTATCCAAACTTTTTACCTGATTCAATACATCGTTCAGCAGCTTCTACTGAGTGTTTATTAGATTCAATACAAATTACATAACTTTGCATCATTTCCATTTCCTATTTATAATGTTGTTGTACTTCTCACGCGCTGTAATTCTGTGGCATATGGATATAATACTTTAATCCAATCAAAGTGTTGATTACACATTAAAGCATCATTTGGCCACCCGCCTGTTTCTTTTAACTTTTCTAATAATTCTATTGCTGCAAAAGGTTTAATAATATATGCTGAGTTTCCGGCTAGACCTTGTGGTCTACTAATATCTGCAACATAGGGTGCATCATGTACTCCATTTCCTTTATTACTAATTAATGTGTGATATTTAAGTGAATTAAATGTAGCACCTCTAGGGTCATTCAATCCTAAAACCCCACCATCCCATTCAAAGTCGGGGTCAAATTTACGAATGAACTTAGCATCGTGTTCAAGAATCATAATTGATTCATTTTGTTGAGCACACCTTAACCAAAGTCTTGCATGAGATACTAAACAAGAAAATACTTTAGCCATACTATTTGTTCTATATCCTTGAAGAACCATACCAGAATCTTCGTCAACTCTGGATGTATTGTTTAAAGGATAGTTCCATTTCAAACCAGGAAATGGATTTATGTCATTATTCAAAGTTTCCGGTGATGTTTGTTGTACAAATTCAATTTTAAAATCTTGCTTTAAGTAAGCTATTGATGTAGCACAACCATTCATTGCTTTTACCGATGCTTGATTATTTCTATCTCCGATTATATATGCTTTCATTATCCGTGACTTGTTAATAAGTTATTTTCATTCAATTTAAAATAATCTGGTGTTGTATATTTAATATTTATTTTACTTGCATTGACAAAATAATCACCTTGTTCCCAACCATCAACAGACAGAGAATCTATTAGCTTTTTTGCAGCCTGAGGATTAATTACGTAAGATGCTAGACCAGGTGGAAGATAACTTCCAGTATATTTGTTATTGCGAGTATAAATTAGCTTACTACCCGACTCAGAAATATCTCTTATACCTTCTTGACTATAAGCAGACTCGGGTGCTCGAGTTGAATTAAAAATAGTTCTGCTCATTGCAGATTTCATATTTAATACTAGCATTTCATCATACTCTGGGTTATCCCATTCTTTAATTGCAATTGCATCATGTTCTAAAGAAAGAATTGGCTCATTCATTTTTATTGCGTGTAACCATATTCGATATTGGTTTGCTATACAAGCTTTTTTTGCTAAATATTTTTTATAGTTTTCTTTTTTAAAAATTTTAATTCTTGCATCCTCGATTTCAGGGTAATCAAAATCAACTTTCATATCATTTGGTGTACAACCTTTCAAAGTATAAACATCATATCCAAACCTTTTACACGACTCAATGCATTGCTTGGCTTGTAATACAGAACCTTTGTGGTTTTCAATGTATATTACAATTGCTTTCATATATGTTTAAACTCTAAATTACTTTTACCTTCAATAATAGATTTTAAAGTATCAATATCTTCACCTTTATTAGGAAGTTTATCTTTTAGAAAGAAATGAAGAAAGTATGCTTTACTGAATGCTTTATCTTTTATAGCTTTAAACATTCCATTCCATTTCCAATCCATTTTGTGTAAAGCCATGTTTTCTTTTCTTACCCAATAGTTTAATAGTGTTTGGTCTGTTGACCATTTCCATGGTCCTTTACCATCTACAAAATCTTGAAACATTGGTTGCATAATAAACTCTCTTGGAGTCATACCTTTAAGATAGTTAAGAATAGATTTATTCATTACCATCAATCCCATATTGAAAAACTCCCAACCAAAATTGTTTGGTCGGTGATTAGTATCTAAACTTTGATATTGAGATTGCGAATAGTGATAGATTTTTCTTGC